CGACGCAAGTATTCGCATCCTGATTAGCGGAAGTATATCCAGCACCTTGTCCCACAAAAAGATTAAAATTTCCAGCCGCTGTATCAACCCTGCCAGCATCTATCCCTATTGCCATACTCGTAATTCCGGGCAGAATAGCAAGAACTGTTGAACCGTTTATTTGAAAATAACCCGCGTTTATAGCTGTCGACGATTGAATATCGTATACGCCCATCTGCAATGTTGTCGTCGCTATGTGGTTTCCTAAATCATCGCCACCGCCGCTTATGCCTGTTAGGTTTGAACCATTGCCATAAAAGTCGTTGGCCGTAATGCTTGAGGTTACAATCACCTCGCCTGAAACTAATAAAGCATTTGAAATAGTGACAGAACTTGTCTCAGTTAAATCCACTTTCCCGTCCAGAGCAGTTGTGATTGTGGAAAAATCAACAGATAGATTTGTCAAACCCCCACCGTCTCCGCTGAAATAAGTCGCTGTCATAGTGCCAATGACAGTCAATTTATGCGGAATAGTATCGGGCGATGCCGTTTGTTGAATCCAAGAATATGACGGCGATAAAAATAAAAATGATATTAAAGAAAATAAAAATAATATCCGCATTATTCATACCTCTCATAAGAAACAGTTATTTTGGCGTCGGTAGTTACTCTGAACGCTCTAAATCTTGTAAGATTTGTAATTCCCTCAATCGTAATTGTCCCGCCCGCATAAACTAAATGTCCAACTGTCGCCGAAGGGTCAGAACCGTCAACACGGTATCTTATACTGTCATCTTCCACCGTTACAATTGCTCGTATTGCATTCTCTTTCCCTGTCGCACTTAATTTTGCGGATGTGAATGCTTTGGCGGCGTTTGTAACCGTCAAAGTTTCAAACTCATACGCTTTTAATTCTTTTCCGAACCAGTAATTAAATTGACTTTGTAACATAATATATCCTCCTATCGTTTTACTGTAACTGGAAAAATCGTACATCGGCAATTTATGTCCTCTGCCGCAACGCCTGTTTGCCCGGGAGCTGGTCCCGTTGCCCCACTTGATAATACAAAATCCTCGTCTAATGGTATTGCGCCACGAACTCCGTATCTATTACCAGCGTCAATATGGCTGTCTCTCGTGGCTTCGTCGTAAGCTGGTAGCCAGCCCTTTTTCTCCACCATTTCATTATCTGCATACGCTTCTAAAGAGCCTTGATTTAAAGCGGATATAATTTCAGTTTGTGCGATACGGATTGAGCGATAATCTTTAGCAGTATTAAAAACCGCCGCAACATTATCCGCAATAGCCTCAATACTTTCGCCTTCCGACACTCCCGCTGATAAAACATTGTCCAATTTCTTAATCGTCGCTTGATTTATTTGTTCCGCCCAAGTGAAAGAATTTAATTCAATCCAATTGTTAATCCTTTCTGTATTTTTTTTATCATTATTCGGCGAAGTCTTACCCAAGAAATCATCAAGCATTAAATTTTCAGAGTCTCTGCCCTCATATACCGACCTCTTGATATGTGGTTTCATATCCTCTTTCAACATCTTATTCCAAATCTGAATGTTAATCCCTAAATTCAACATCGTAGGATTGACGCCTCTTAAATTTCTTATTTTATCAACAATAATCTTTTTTTGACTATCAAAATATTTTACAATGGTTGATTTAAACGGTTTTTCCAATATATTCGCCAATAGGATAAATCGCTGATGTTTCGCAAGTAATTGCCCTCTAGTCGGCGTTGTCCGTGCTTTCTCGCTTTCAATAAATTGCTTTTCGTATTCTTTCGGGATAAACGGTAATGATTTTTCAATGACTTCCTGCGAACCCGATGGGATTAATGAAATTGGCAAATAAGAAATATTGGTAACGCCTTTTATTTTTTGAAAGGGCAAATCGTAGGAATCTATGAGCGTATCCATCGGGATTCCCATTTGAAAATATCTGGTTACATAAATTGACCGCTTTTCTTCATCCGCCCTTAATGCTTTTATTTCAGACTCAACCAGTTTAAAATAATGGCCCTGTGTATTTGCGAATAGCGGCAAATAAAATTCATTGAGCATGCCAATAAATTTTGTAAGTTTCGGGATTAAAGTTGAACGCCAGTATATTTTTTCTTGCTCTTCGCTATTCGCATAATTAGAATATTCAAAAAGACCGACAAGCGCAGGCGGAACGCCAAAGGTTGAACAAATATCCTCTCTATCCATTTTCTTTTGCTGGATAAAATCCATGTCTTTTTGATTTACGCTTATTATTTCTGCCTTCGTTCCTTTTTCTAAAAATGCAACGCCGTGCGATTTATCTTCGCCGCCATATTTTTGACTCCAAGAGATTCGCATCCTTTCTCTTTGTTCAGGTTTTAAAGCATGTGGCGTTGTCATTACAATATCTGGCCGTGCCGAATTATCAAAGAATTTCAGATTCCATTTGCCGCTGGCATTGAACGAATCAATGCCTATTCTGGCGGCGGCGATAGTAGCAAGGCCGTAAAAGTAGGATGTGGGGTTAAATGATTTAAAATGGATTACTTGATTTGCGGGAAGCTCAATATTTTCACCGTCAATATTATAAATATATCCAGAAATATAAATATTTTTATCTTTAGAGGGGACAATTTTAACTAATGAGGATATAAGCGGAAAAATTGTTTTTGGAATACCTCGTCCCCCAAAATCATCAAGATACCAATAGGCGTCGCCTGTTAATTCAATGCTCGCCTGCGTCCATTCAAACAGGTCATATTTCGTCATAAAGTTATTTACTCTCTCCAGCAATTCTAAAGCTGGATGATTGAAAACAACTTTATCGTTTCTATCAAATAATTGGATTGGAGCGGCGGCAATATCTTGCGCTATGCGATTCACACAAGAATGAACCCACGAAACTTCCTTGTAGGTTTCAAGGTATTTCGCATAATTTTCTTGTGATGGGTCTGGTATTCTATTTTGATTTGTGGGGAATAATTCGCCGAATGATGGGTTAAAAAATGACTTGCTATTAAAAATTTGCATTATCGCATATTTCAAATTTTGAAAAAATGGTTTAAACATTAATTTATAAAATCTCCCGAGCCATTTTCAAATGCCATACAAGCAAGGCTATTACTCCAAAATGCGTCGCCGTGTCCTTCAGGCGTCTCCACTGCGTGCAAGTCGTTGTCTACTGCTAAAATCTGTCTCTTTTGTCTGCCGTCATCTTTCAATAAATAAATTGTTGGTTTACCTTTCGCCCTTATTCTATTTTCAAACTGAACCGCCATTTTCGTTTTGCTCTTGACGGTAAAAATCACACCCTCCATCCATTCAGGCAAAGTTCCTAGTTCTTCGTAAACATCATATTCGCCTCTTGTCGAATCATAGCATACATTATGAATGTTAAGTTTGTCAATACCCTGTAAAAATTCTACCTGTTCCACATAGCCCCAATTGTCCATCCACTTGCTTACGATTTGAATTAAATTCCCGTCTATCTCCTCAAATAAAACAAGGTGAGCGGGATGTCTTTTTTTCCCGATATCTAAACCGCCGTAAATTGGATTATCAGTTTCGTAAGTAAGCGGATTTACTGGTTTTAAATTTTCATCTATAATACATTCAATTTCGTCATCGTGGAAATATCCTTCCTCGCCACGAACAGGCGAACACAAATATTCTTTATTAAAAGCGATAGTTTTTATTTCTTCCTCAATTTCCTTTAACCGAGAAAGCGGGAATAATGACGGCCATAAAGATTTTATTGTTCCGTTGGATACATATCTCGCTTTGTTGATTGAACATAAAAATTTCGGTCTTGTTCTATTCTCTTTGAATAAGTCCGTCGGGTCTTGAGATGTCCCCCAACAATGAAGAAAACCGCCTTCCTTCGGCATAGATAAAACTTCTTCGGCAAATACTCTGCCTAGTTCTCTTAATTCATTCACATTTAATTTTCTTTGTGTCGGGTCTTTTAAGATATCATCGCAAAAAAGACCGTGCGGGTGGATACCACGCTTGGCGCCTTTAAATCCATATGGCACAACCCTTAAATTTATTTTAGTATTCGGCCAATTGCAATCAATGATAGTATCTGCGGGACTGTTCCATCTAATGTTTTTGAAACAATCCATCTCAAGCATTGATTTCTTTATTTTGCGGACATGATACTCACCAAGTTTTTGCTTATAAGAAAAATATGCTAAATCCCATGATTTTTTATTTTGGAAGAATAGCCATCCTGCGTAGGCGTGTAGCACTTCGGATTTGCCAAATTTCCTTGCGGATTCTTTTGAGGTGAAATTATTGTCTTGTAGTTCGTCGCACCATTTGTCAAAGTGTTCGCTTTTTACAAAAAAGCCTTCGGACGCTTTTATGGATTGTGACCAGAAGTCATTAAAGAAATATTTAAATCTTTTTCTTGCCCGATTCTCTTGCAATTTCTTTCGTAAGATTATTAATTTCTTTAATTTCTCTTTTAATTGTGCGGGTAAGTTCTCCAACATCTTCGGGTAAATCCTCGTTTGATATTTCCAAGCCGCCAGAAAATTCAAGTTTTTGTTTGGGGCCAAACTCTTCGCTTCTTTTCCTTTCAAGATATTTAAAAGCTAAATCAGCATTACCGTCCTTTATGGCTTTATGCAAAGTGCTTCTGGCACTCAATACAGGTTTCTCTTTTAATTGTTCTTTTCGTTCAGAAATTTCAGGATTTTTATTTATAAAATCTGATAAGGCGGCTTTTGAAATATCGGCGTATGAAGCGGCTTCAGCGTCTGAACAACCCAAAGCCCATGCTTGCTCCAATTTCTGAATAATGACATCATAGTTTTTCCCGTCAAAAAGTTTGCGACCTCTAGGCGATTTTTTCTTTTCCATAAATAATAGTATACCACATTATTTCAATTTTGCAAGTCGCTTGTGTTTTTTGTATCATCCATTCCATATTGCAATTAAATGAATTATATTTTTATTGATGTTACACCTAATTGCGGTTTGTCCAGTCGTTAATATATCATCAATTAAAATTATAAAATTTTGTTTTATATTTTTTATAATTTCAAAATCATCACCAAATCTTTGATTATTCTTTGCTTTAAATACTTCTTTTATATATGGGATTTTGGTTGTTTTTGATATTTCTTTACACAGCTCATCTGCAAAAGCAAATAGGCTATTTTTACTTCTTCTAATCGGCGTGGTAATTATAGCCATATCATTTTTGACTTTAAAAAAATAATTTATAAAATCTGACATACTATCAGCTAATATTTTAATGTTTTCTTTATTTGCCTTAAACTCTTTTAAGTTCGCATTATTTGCACCATAAAAGGAAATAGCATATAATGGATTTCGTTTATGAATATTTAAGCCTTTAGTTAAATTTTCAATTTTATCTCTTACTTCAGGAATATCAAAATCAGGAATCGCCACGCCCCAATCCTTCAAATCTTCAATCTCAAAGTCGTTCGCAAGGATGTCAAAATTCCAATCGCCGGCGATATTTGCATTTAACCTGATTAAAAGTTCTTCCGCCTGCTTGTCGGTTAATAATTTATCGGGAACGCGGACATCAACGCTTTTAACCCCTTGCATTTGTAATACTTTAATTCTTGCGTGTCCACCTATAATTTTATTATCTGTATTTATAATAATTGGGTCTGCAACGCCAAATTTATCAAGTGATTTACTTAAATCGCTTATTCCTTTTTCCGTAAAATAGCGCGGATTTTTATCATTTGGCTTCAAATCTTTAATATCTCTTTGTTCAGTTTTCCAATTTATTTTCATATTTATATTATATAGCGTTAATCTTTTTTTTTGCAAGGGTTTATATTTTTATAAACCTCTTTTCCGTTTTTATCTTTTCTGCCTGTAAACTGCCCGACGGTTTCGGGTAAAACATAAACTGGACTCCGCATTGGATTGCTTATATCGCATATAGCGGTATTCATTTCAGCCGACGGCGGTTCAATGTGGCACATATTGATATTCTTCGGAAGCCTTATCAAATCGCCGTATATCCATTTCCCACATTTTGTTTTACCTCTGAATTTAATTTCATTCATTGTTTTTCTCCTTTAGTTTAGCAATTTCATTGTCAATAATATCAATGATATCAGTTTTAGAAATTAAACTATAGACAAAATTCTTGGCTTTTCGTTTAATCCTATTCAATATTTTTTTAATTAATTCATTTTCATTTCTCATTATATTCTCCAATCCCTTCCGGTGATTTCAATAATTTTACACATACCGTAAATCCTAGAGCAAATCCTGTCATCGCCTAAACGGTCGGCAAGATTATCAACGCTGAGATTTGATGTTATTATTAAGCCGTTCTTTCGTTCCATGTCCCTGCCGTCCAAGATTTCATATAGGACAGAGAACGAGAAACCTGTTGATTTATCAACGCCTAAATCGTCAATGAGGATGTTAGGTAAGTTTATAAATTTATCAATGGCCGATTGCTCTTCGTTTGGATTTTTAAACCTACATTCCCGTAATATTCTTTGAGGTTTGTATACTATACCATTAGAGAATTGCCTGATAATTGCCGTAGCAAGGTGGGTTTTACCAGTTCCGGCCTTTCCCCATAAAAATAAATTCCTTTGAGGATATGCAGAACATTCGGATATTATTGATTTATTGTCATACTTCTCTATTGTAAAATCTTCATAAGGCTTTACACCGCCTAATCGCTTAATGTCTTTTGTTTTTTGTGTTTCTTTTTGTTGTTGGTCAAGAAACTCCTGATATTTTTTATCCTTAACTATCTGTAAACAACTTTCGCATGGTTCTAATTCGTGCCTCTTCCCGCATTTTTCGCAAATAGGTAGAGATTTATAGTCTTTTTCTTGTTTTGCATATTTCGCATTTAATCGTTCAGTCATTTCCCGTAGTGATTCCATTTTTTTTACTCTCCTCTAATTTTTTATTTGCTAATGCCGTCGCATATTTCCCGGGAATAGGGGCGGCGCCGTTGCCTGTATTATATACCTGTAATGGTTCATCGTTCCACCGACCCTGATTAAGCCAGGTGGTTGGCATAGGGATAAACCGGCCATTTTTTTCAATCCACTGAGCCGATGTTTTTTGCCAGCGGAGCGTTTCCAAACATTTATCCAATGGTGGTTTCCGTTTTATCCATGATTCAAGGGCTTTATCCTTTCCGACCTTCTTAGGGTATTCTTTCCAAAAGACATTAAAATCTTCTGTTATTATATTATCCTTACTTGTTTTTTTATCCTTATGATTAGATACTATATCATTATCAGTTTTTTTATCATTATTATCATTCTTAACATTCTTGTTTATAGTGTCCGTAGTCTGTTTGGGGTCTGTTGCTCTCATTCGGCTATCGCTGTTGCTCTCGTAGTTTGATGGATTTTGATACTCCTTATACTTTTTAATGATTATTGACATCCCTCGTGTTGTTTTCGTGGTTGTTATCATGTCGGCTTTCTTAAGTAGCTTCATTGCGTTTTCGCATTGCCATTTCTTATAAGTCATTTTGCGCCAGCCAACCATCCATAGTAATCCGTTTTGAATATCCTTAAAAGTTCTTATGACCTGTCCTCTTTCTATTTTTGTTCCGTTACTTATTTGGTCTGAATGATTTGCCTCTTTAAGCAACCAATCCCATATTTCACGAACATACGGTGGCATTATAGCTATCTCACTATTTTGAATGCATCTTGCTTTTAAGTAATATCCGCCCTTAATCATTATATCCACCTAATCTTGTTGTTATTAAATGCTTTAATTCATCCGGCCTTATAGCATATATTGGAAAATCATTTGATATATATATACAATCTTTTTCTACTTTTATAAATTTATCAAAATCAACTCCTTTGCCTTTTTTGAGGTTACAAGTTTTGCATAATATTTGCATATTATTTTCATCCTCTCTTCCACCTCTTGATACAGGAATTATATGGTCAATTTGTAATTTTTTTATTGAACCACAATGAACACATTTATTATTAAATCTATCAAGGATTCTTTTTCTAATTATTGGTCGCATTATAATACCTCATTAAGGCTCTGGGCACATATGCTTTTGGCAAAGGTTTTTGCGCCCAGAACCAAATTAAATTTTTTTGTTTTTTGAAGTAGCCAAAAACATATACCACAATTCTATGAATTTTTTTGCAGGGGTGTCAAATCCTGTTCCCCCCGACGAGGAAATTATATCCCCCGACGGAGGAATTATATTTTTTGCAAAAAAGATTTTTATTTTTATAAAATTTTTGAAAATCCATAAAATTGAAAACGCTTAAATCCTCATTGGTAAAACCGTCAACAAACCAGAGAATATCCTTGTTTTTTAAGGGTTTTTTGGGTTTAATAAAATTTCCTATTGACAAATACGATTTCATCTGGTAGAATATAACTAGAGATTGAGTGAGCGGATTTTTTTTAGAATATATCGAGCCGCCCCAAACCGCTTCTCAATCTCTGGAAAGCAAAAAGGGGCGGTTCGCATTTTAGGAGGAACAAAAAATGAAAACCCAATACGAGATTCAAGCCGAAAATGAGAAGTATCAAAATGAAGCGATAAAAGGAAAAAAATGGAAAATAAAAGTATCCCTGTGTCAGGGAGGGGATTTAGGATTTAAAATCTTTTCCCCTAGCGGGCTGACCGCGCAGGCTTTTATTTTTCCGGATGGACGTTTATCCGAGTGGGGAATTAATTCAAATATTGAGTTTATGAGTTCCCATTTGAAATTCACAAAATCAATGGTGGATAGATTAAAGAAAGCGGGGGATACTTTTATCAATGAAATTCTCCCGAAAAAATATCCTGAATATAAGGAAATGGGACAATATTCCTTATAAATCCGAAACGGGACTATACATCCCGTATGGGAGTTAAACTCCCACTGATGAAGATTAAAAAGAGAGGATTAAAATGAAACTAAATCAAAATTATACAGTTTTAAAAACTACTAGCCAAAATAGAGATTCGTGGCAGGCGAACGGGCTTTTTTTTACATCACTAAAAAAGGCTCAAAATTATTACTATGGATTGACAGACAAAGAGAATGTGGCTATTGTAAAAACAACCATTGAGCCATTAAATTGAAAAAAAAGAGAGGATAAAATTATGGATGTAAAAATAGAAAAATCCGAAAAAATATTTAATTGGCCGCAAACATATCAAATCCGCAGAATTATTGATAATCGGATTGAAGCGTCGGGTTTCCAGAATAAA